TGCTAGTTCTAAATTTTCATAATCTACTCCTTTTGCTTGTCTTTCTTTTATAGCTTCAGGGCTATAATCAAATTTTTTCTTAAAATTAAACCCGCCTTTTTGATAAGCAGCTGGTGATTCTATTACTGTTCCTTCAGCTGGACCTGTTGGTAAGTCTTGTATTCCTGGGGGTACATTTTTATAGCTTTCTACTAAATGTCCTTGATCATCTATCTTTTGTATATCAATAGGAGCTTGCATACCAACCGTATTAAATGACTGGTTAGGTTGTACATTAGGGAAGGCCATACTAGCATCTGTATTACCTGCTGCATGTTCTTCTCTTAATCCTACTTCTTGTTCTTCTGGAGTATTAGCAACTTGCATTTCTTGCTGTTGCTGTTGTTGCATTTCAAATTCTCTAACTAAATCTCTACCACCCTGAGCAGCCTGAAAAACTTCAGAAATACTCCCAGGATACCCTGATCTTCTAACGTTATCCAATAATTCTCTTCTACGAGCGTTTGTTAGCATTCTTTTTAGCTATATCTTTTTTAATTTTACTATCTTCTCTTTTTACCTGATTTGCATCCCTAGTAATATTTTCTGTTGCCATATTACCTCTACGCTTTTCTTCTAATTCTTGTTCCCTTAAATCTAAATCTCTTTGTTTAAATTCAAAGTCTTGCATCATTTTTTGTAAGTTAAGTTCAGAAGCTTCAACATCTTTTTTAGACTCTGCGTTTATTAAAGCAATCTCAATATCTTTTTGTCTGTCTTTTTCTTTTTCAATATTTTCAGCTTCTTGTTGCATTTGTGCTGCTTCTAACTGTTGCTGTTGCATTTCTTGTTGAGCCTGTTGCTGAGCTTGTTCTAGTTCTTGTTGAGCTTTATCAGCAGCTTTTAAATTTTTCTTAATTTGTTGGAAACTATCTGAATCTAACATTTCAGCTAAGTCTCCTGGTTTTGCACCATTTTGAATCATAGCTTGTGTTAATCCTTTAATATTTTGTAGTTTTTCTTGATCTTTTCCTGCATCAGAAACAAATATACCATAGTTAGTTTCTAAATGTTCTAAACTATCTATATCTAAAAAGTCACTTGTACCATCAGGCATTACATACATACTCTTCTTGCCTGTTAGCCACGCTTCTTTAGAATAATCTAATAATGCTTGGAAATCTCTTTGTTCCATTCTTTCAAACTTTCTAAATAAATCTTCTGTAATATGTGATGACTGTAATATAGCTTGTTGTGAAGATGCTTTACCTTCGTATGCTCCAATTTCACCCTGTCTTTGTCTACTTACTCCAGATATTTTCTCCCATTCTACTAAAATAGATTCTAATAATGTAATATATTGCTGAATAGTTTTAATAGACATGTCTAATACAGATTGATGCTGAGGATTTAGTTGTATACCTTCTTTATTATAATCTACCCAAGCAATACCTGTACCTTCTACATAATACATAAACTTATCCATATCCCATTTCTTTGGAATCATATTAATATCAAACTGTGCGATAATATCTTTACTTCTAGCTATTGCAAGTTCTAATCTATATTTATAAATATTGTAATTTAACTGATAAGGTATCCCAAGTCTAACTAAAGAAATATTTTGAGAATTTATATCTGAGTATCTTCTACCATTAATAGGTAATTTACATTTAGATGGGTTATCTATAGATATTCTTTGATTAGCAATAGGATTTATATTAATGTAAAATCTACCATCAATTCTTGTTCCTTCCCATACTTCATTTACCCATCTCCAATCTAGTTTAGCACCAGCTTCTCTCATTTCTGCTGGCATTCTATATCCGTCTTCTACTTCTTGTACCTCAGCCATTCCTGTTTCTGGATCTTCATAGGTTAAAAACCCTATTCTTTTTCTAGACTTCCAGTATACATTTACAACTTCAATTAATCTGTTTCTAAAAGCATTAACATCTCTATTACCAGAATTAGCATATAAAAAAGAAATATCAGTCTCTGAATGTCTAGGTTCTTCTAATTCTAAAATTTGTTGTTCTGATAAACTATCATAATAAGCATCAATTACACTAGATGCGTGTACATATTTTCTTACTAAAGCCCAATCTCCATCTTCTACAAATTCTAAGTCTGGATCAAGGTCATAATCTACATCTAAAGGATTTAATATTTCATAAAAAGGTTCTCTATTTCTTACACCTCTGTGTGTGTAGCATTCCCCTGTAACTAAATAGTGAAACCAAGCTTTTTGTATTTTATCATATACTTCTTGTTCTTGCATTATATAGTTTAAAGCTTGTTGACCTAATACAGCTCTTTGATCTACATATGTACTATCAAACATTGATGCAATATGTTCTGGCAATTGTACTTCTTGATTAGGATCTTGTCCCATATCCTCTCCTTGCTCTTGAACAGCTTGCATGAAATGTTGTTGTAAATTTTTAAATATTAATTCTGCTTTAGCATTTTCTTTAACTGAAATACTATCAGAATTTTGTACTGTAACAGTATAATTGAGAGGTCTTTTAGATTTTTCCCCTAGAAGAAGGTCAATTATGGGTTTGATAATAGGGTAATTACGCATTTCAGAAGGAAAATTCTTACGAGCTTTGCCATAAGGTTTTAGTACGTAATTATAATCAGCCTCATCAATTACACCGTTATAGTAATCATATAATATTTTTAATTCGTCTTTTTTGTGTGAGTGACTAGTCCCTGAATTAGACAGATTTATAAATGCTTCTACACATTCTTCACCCCACTTTTTATTTTTCTTAGTGATCGAGAGTTTTTGTCTCGGTATTTTATCGTATCCCATAATCTACAAATTTACAAAAATAATAAGCCGGTATTTACTTAAATAAAGATTTTAACTCTTATTTTATATATATAACACTATAAATAATCACATATATTGTATAAGCTATACTTTAAAGTAAGTTCTTCTCCTTGCTCTATTTTCCTTAATGTTTTTAATTTTTTATAATCTGAATCTTCATCATCTTCTATTAATTCACAGTTAGCACTCTCAGAATGATTTATAAAACCTCCTAATGGTGTCCTAATATAATTGTGTTGAAAGTTTGGATCATAAACATGACTTATACCTATAACTACCTCTCCCGGAATATCTTCTTGTGCTAGAATCCCTGCTCCATGAATATCTGACGGACCTATTGCTAAGTATTCTGGTAGAGGGTTATAAGGTTCTTTATCTTTACATTTATTCATATTAATAATAATTTTGATCAAACCATTTATCTGTGGCTCTATCTTCTAATATATCTTTAACTTCTGCATTGTACAATTCTCTAGTATGATACATACCAATCATAAACGCCATTACCCGGTCAAAGTTACCATGATGATTAAATTTAATTAACTCAGTTAATAAAGCCGGATCATAAATTTTATGCAAATTTAGTAATTGTTTTCCAGATTCATCAGTACTTCTTACAGTATTTAGCCAATCTCTTATATATATCTCACCTTGACGCTTCCTTGCTTCAGTCATATGCATCCCATATTGACGTTTTACTGTTCTACTCCTAAGTTCTTTTTTATCTAGCATCTCAAACTCTTCTTGTAGTTTGTGCAACTTCCTATATCTTTTAGCGTAGGCTATAACCTCACCACGATCATTCTCAAATCCTATTTTACACCCATAATAATCAGCTAATAAAAATAAATTCCTATTATAATCATCTTGTGTCTTAGGTCTCCCTACATATGAGGCTACAATAAGATCATCAGGTCTTGATAAATTATTAGGACGTTTTAATACATATGCTGCACCTAAAGATGTACTATCTGCAGACTGATTTTGCCCATAAGGGTCATGACAAATTACATATAGGTTATGAGGAACTTGTTGCTTTTCATTTTTATATGGAGCTTCGTATATTACTACAGCTCCTGTTTTATCATCATCTTTTCTGTGTGGAAACTTTGTAATTTGTTTTAAATCTCCATCAACAGTAAACTTAACTTCTCCATTTTTATTGTGATATAACTTACCTACAGTACCAATGCTTTGTAAACCCCTTGCTTTAACAATATTATACTGCTCTTGCAAAGAAGCTATATCAAATAAATTAGAAGTAATCTGTAGAGTAGCTTCTTGAGGAGAAAAAGGGTGCTCCGCTATATATTGGTCTAATGATTTTGCGTCCGCAGCACCCTTCTTTTTTTCCCTCATTTCTGTTTCATATTCTATAGCTTCTTGTTCTAAAGAATTACCTTGTTCGTCTATAAATCCATCTAAATTAGTTTGTATAGGAATAAAATAACCACAAGTTGTACCTACAGCTCCTTCATCCCATGTATTTTCATAACTCATACAATCATATGCATCAGGATTGTAAAATATTTCTTCCATTGCTTCAAAATCCGCTCCTTCTGTACCACCTGTACCAAAAGCTACCATCATTCCTAAAGTTTTACTACCTTGCCGCATTGTTGGCATTGTTACCTCCCATGCTTTTAATAATCCTGGAAATGATCCTGCTTCTTCAAAAAATACTAGCTCACCTGCCTTACCCCTTACTTTATCTGGGTTATCTTTTAAACTTACACCTAGTATTTGAGACTTCATCCCCATTTCAATCTCTAATCCATTCACTTTCTTTTTATATCCAGACATTTTATGCATTTCCCTATCTTTTAATCTAGGTTGTGCCCATGCTGTATGGTCATCTATAAAAGATAAGAACTCCCAAGCTTTAGATAAAAGACCATCCCCAATTAAGTATTCTTTTTGCGCTGCAAATACAAAGTTTTTAGAATTTTTAACAAAAAAGTAATTTCTAGCTAGCATAGATCCAGCTTTATAGGAATATCCTTTACGTCTTGCTTTTAAAACAATCATATGTTTATTTTCTGCTCTTGCTTTATCTACCTCAGTAAAATATTTATGATCTCCATCATAAAATCTAGGGAATGTTCTTTCACGTTTAGCTTGTGTAGTACCGTCTGGTAATTCTTCATCTACAGCTCTATCAATAGGACAATAATTTAAATAAAAATAGTGAAATCCAGTTATTTCTAACTCATCAATTTTGTATCCATACAAACACCTTCTACGCTCTTCATCCCAAAAATCATAATACTCTCTTGTACCAGGTAAAGTATTAGTATAGCTTCCAGTATTAAGAAACTGTAAAGCAGCAGGTCTTAATCTATCTATATTCTTAAATCTTGGCATTTATTTTTAATCTTAACTAACTCTGCACATTTTTCATACTCTTCTGTATGTGTAAAATGCTCAATAACCATGTCTATTATATCATTAGTCCTACCATCTTCTATTATTGGGTCAAATGGTAACGGAAAAATATCTATTGTATCTTCTTCTAATGCATAATAAATATCATCTAAAGTTTTACGCTTAGTTATAAGATCATAAGCATTATTCATTGCTCGTTCATAAAGCTCTAAGTCTTCTAAAAAATCCATTACATACTATATTTATTTACTTCAATTCCACCTCTATTTGTGTTAGCGGCTTGTTCTTCTTTTTTCACTATTTCTTCTAATCTTGTTAACCCATCTATTACTTTACCCATATTAGATAAATTAGCTATTAAATCTTTTGCATGAAATATAGGTTTACCATGGTCATCCATTAAATGTAAGTCTACATCTCTAAAATACTTTTCTAATTTAACTATAGATTCTCTAGCTGCTTTTAACAATCGTACGGCTGAAGTTTCTAGTAATTTTTCGTATTTTGCACATCCAGCTAAAACCTTTGCTGAAGGTTTCCACTTTTTATTTTCTCCAAATATACTATTTTTTACTTCAATAATACGTTGTTCTTTTTCATAAACTGCAAAAGGGCTTTTATGATCTTCCATAAAATATATAAACCCTAACTCTTGTGCGTCTAAGTCTTTAAACTCTAATATTGTTTTAGAATAAGAACTTGGTACAGCTTTATTATCTTTAATATGTATTAAATCATTACTTAGGGCCATATACCTTTCTTTCAGTTTTTGTTACTTGATTTCTAATCATAGATTTTTTAAATTCTAAGTCTTCTGTCTTCCCCATAGTAGTATAATAAGGAATAATATTTTTATGCACTAAATAAATATCTACTTTAATTTTATAATCTTTACCA